CTCTTGCAGACGCTGGCTATATACGTTCTGATATGCCTGCTGGCCAGCAGACAGACCTTGTATCAGCCCTTGTCCCAAACCGGGACGTACAGCAGCAGGCCCACCAGCAGCCAACAGACCTAGACCGAGGTTCAGCAGACCAGCCTGCCTAGCCTGACCCTGTAGACGAGCAGCCTCTTCCTCGCCCAGTAGACCAGTTGCGTAAGAGGGTGCTTGCGGAAACAACAGAGATGCAATATCCATGATTCACCTCACAGCAGCGTTACTGGGCGCTGTTGAACGAGTTTAGGTGCGAGTAATGACTGAATGGGGCTGGTAATGTCTACGGGTCTACCAGGCGTAACAGATGCAGAGGGCGCTGCTGTTGGCGCTCGTGACAACAGACCGCCGATGATAGGCCCAAGAAAATTAGAACCGCTACCTTGCTGTTGACCGCTACCTGTTGCAGCTTTGAATGCCTCTTTCAATGCGTCGGTTACAGATCCGGCAAATCCACCGCCAGTCAGATAGTCAGTAACGTCTTTAAGCGTAGCAGCAGGGCCAAGTGATGTGATTGGAGACGATGTAATAGGCGCACCAGTAACCGTTAGGTCTGAAAGAGGCCCATATCCTTCATTGCTATACAGCGCCGCTTTTGTAGGATCGCCAGTAGTAACAGGAGTCATCGACCCTTCAACAGCAGTCGTGTTAATAATGTTTGCTGTGTCAGGCGATAACACGCCAGCAGGAGTTTCAACAACTAGAGGCGTAACAGGTAGCGTAGGGCTTAACATGAGCGCCTGTGCTTCTGGCGTCAACTGACCAGCAATGTTCTCAACAGTAAGCGGAGGCTGGGCAAGAGTTCCTGTTAGAGCAGTATCACCAGGAACCAATACAGGCTCATTGATGACAGGAGGTGGCGTCATCGAAAGTACAGGCTCTACCGCAGTAATTGGAGCTTGATTGATAACGTCTAAGATGTTGGAAGAGCCTAAAAGACTAGGCGTACCCATCGAGGCTTCTATTTTTGCTAGATCGCTTGCAGCAACCGCAGCAGCATCAGCGCCAGGTGCCATCAACGCACCACCTAACCCGCTTATTAAAAGGTCGCCAGTATCGCCTCCCTTGATAGCCGCTTGACCAACACCAGCAGCAGCACCAGCAGCAGGGGCAGATAACAATCCAGCACCAGCAGGGCCAAGCGCCAAACCACCTGTGTATGTCAACAACGCAGCATTTGCTGCTTTAGCGAGTTGGTCGACGATCTTGTCAATTTTTGCGTTACCAAATAACGTGCCTGATTGATATTGCTGCATATCAGGCCCACCGCTCGACCCATACCGAACACCAAAGTTTGTTCTATCGCCTGCATCTGTAGGTACTGACCCGAACCCAAGATATATTTGAAAACCTTCACCAACAGGTTGCGCATAAACTTGATTGATATTCCCGCCAACCGATTCTAACGCTTCACCAGCCTTGCTACCAATGAACAATGCGCCAACATTTCCCTCTTCATATTGACCACCACTATACCCTCCACTAGGATTCCAAACTTGATCCTTTACAGGAATTACATATCGCAATTCATCAGAAGTAAGATTTCTACCTAGCGAAGGGCTGTAATAACCAACAGGAACCATTTCTGGATATAGTTCAGCCCCATAAATCGGCCCACTTTCTGTTGACCCAACTTCAACATCTCGTGTAAGCATGCGACCAGACGGCCCCATGACTGGCGTGACATTCATCTGACTTCTGTCAGACGGAAACACCGATTTAAGGTATTCGCTTAATTGTGACGCTGATACGGCCATGATGTCACCTACTTCTTAATACCAAGATACGACAGAAGACCCGTCGCAAGAGCAGCAGGGATGTTCAGACTGCCATCAGACCCCAACACAGCACCACCGGCTAATGCAGCACCGAGAGACTGCAAGGTTGGGTCTGATGTGTATTGAGTCGATACGGTCTGACCTGTTGGGATAGCAGATAGACCTGATAGGAAGGTTTGTAGCTGCGTATAAGGAGCTGTTTGTGTCTCCCTGAACAAATCCATCGCTGCTTGGTTTTTAGCTTGCTGATAACCCTCTCTAATCTGACCAATACGCAGAGCCTTTTCGTAGTCTGCGTAATCAGCTTGAGATAGTGTCGGAGCAAGGCCAGCAGCAGCTTCTTGACGGGCACGTTCAGACTCGTAACCCTTAAACGCAAGCGTCCCACCGATATTCGACAGCTCTCGCGCCAATCCAGTAGCGGCACGCTCTTGAAGTTGTTGAGCGGCACCAGACCCGTATCGTCCAGCACGAGAAGCCTGAGAGGTGATGTCGGCAATTTGCTGTTGGAAAGCCTCTTCAATCGGTGTTTTAGCAGCAGCAAATGCGCCTTGAAAGAACGGGTTCAATCCAAGGTAATCGCCCTTTAATGTTTTTTCTTGTTGAGTCTGCGCTTGCTTCAAAAGCTGACTACCACCGCCACCAAACAAGGCTCGGTTATACGCAGCACTCAGCGCCGAAGTCGTCTCCATGCTCGGATCAACGTACCTAGCACCACCATATACAGCAGGCGACCCCTTGTCATATAAATCTTCAAGACGCTGCATACCAAGCTGGTACATGTTTTTTGTTTCACCGGTTGGCGTATACGCAACAGGCGCGGTCGTAACGGTAGATGAAGATGGGCCACTCATGTCACACCTCTGCTGCCCACTTGACGGGCTTGAAACCCTGCTCAGGAGCTACTTGCTCCCAACCAGGACGTAATGATGAAAAGGTTAGTTTCTTAGCACCGGACTCTTTTGCAATCTGCTTGGCAAGTTCCATAGCACCGTCCAGATTCCACTCTGCCCAACCAGCCCACAAGTGCATCCCAGTCCGCTCTGGTTGCATGACCGCAAACGCTACAGGCTTATTCTCTTCAACAGCCAGCCATAACGCTGCACGGCGCTCTTTGCACTCTGTATATACATCTTCAGGCAACCACGGCTCAGGAGATACTTGAGAGATCTCAACGAGCTTAGGACGTACCCACTCCCACACAGAAGCAAGCTGTTCAGGTTGTACGTATGTTTTAGCCAAGGACAACATATCTGTAGGTCTTATCCGCAGTTGAGTTTGCAAAATGGTTGACAGTGCATTGACCTTGAATCTGGCTCGATGCGTATACGTCAGACGTTGACGACTCGTCTACCTTGTTAGCAGTGACAATGACACTAGGAGTCGATGGGCGAGTTGGGCTTGTCTGGGTAGGAAGGTGTTCAAGAATTACAGCAGTGTTAGTAGTCGACCACATTATTTCAACGTAGTCACCAGCATTAACTTGTGTGTAAAAGTTCAACGCTGCAATCAAGTGGCCTTTAATAGAACCATGCTTGTTAGGAACCGAGAACTTCGAGTTAGACCCAGCAATGTCAGTACCGTTCTTACGAAACCACACATCAACATCTTGAATCTGCGAGTCATCGTTAGCAAACTGAATAGAGAACTGAATGTTGTAGATACCACCCGTTGCAAACGTGATCCGAGAGTTGCTGACAATGCTGACACCGTTACTGTAGTCAGTCGTGTTCAGCGTGATTGCATATGCCGCTGTGGTGCTTGCAGCAGACTGGTCTGTGTCGTCTTGAAAAGCCCCATAAGGCACGTTATCAGCATTAGCAGCAGCAGAGGCAGCTACAAATAGAATAATGCTGTCCTCGCTGATTCTGGGGTCATACAGAGTGGTTGTAGTAGAACCACCCGTAGCAAGCGTAATAGTCCCTACAGAGTTGAGCTTGCCGTCAAGAGTCCGATTGACGATCTCTGCGACGTCACGAGGCGTACCGCCCTGCTGAGGTAGTCTGCGAAACATCACCGACCCCCTGCTGGGACTATCTCAACCTCTACACCAGTTGCGTTTGTCCAGTTACCTGTCGGCGTCAGCGAAACCCTGTGATACCGACCGATTGACCGTAGCGGGATTCTGTTCTCGCTAGACGCAGCAACAGCGGTCGAATAGTTCAAATTTCCATCTAGCCTGAACCTACTAGCAACAGATACCGTTGCAGATCCATTCGCCACAAGTGGCCTGGCAAGTCTCAACATTGTATTAAAAGGCTGTTCGATATCACCCGTCGTAAGCACAGCAGTCAACGGTGTACCGCTGAACGTGACAATCTTTGCACCCCTTACGCCACCGAGAACGATCTGACCACCAGCCCATAAACGCGAGTCAAGCGACGCAGGCAGAGCGTCAAGTGAGGCAGAGTAGTTATCCAAACCTTCAACTGATACCGGGACGGTTGCAAGCGTTGAAACGTAATCCGCTGTTGTTTGAGCATAAGACCACTTATCTGCTGCCCAGTTGTATATAAGCAGATATGTCTGAGCAAAAGTATTCTCGAAACCCCAGATCACGACCTTGTTAACAGGATCGATTGCAGCAGAGATGTTCTGAAGAACCGTAGGAGCTACGTTATCAAAGAACCACTTGTCTATACGATCATTCCCAATCGGTTTGACAGTCTGACCATCGCATACATAGAACCCGTCATCAGACAAAAAGTACGTGAAGCCACCAGACTGCACAATGCTCCCGCGACTCATGCAGCCAAGACTACGAGTGATATTGTCAAATTGGAAGTAAAGAGGCGCACCAATGTACGTCATCCGATAAATGCTGCGCTCTAACAAGACAATGCCGAACTCGCCACCTGTAATCCCCATGATGTCGCCACCATCGGGAATAAACTGGCTATCAGACTGAGAACCAGTACCAGGCGTCCAGTTAGTCTCGTCATTTACATCTGACCAAAAGACTTTATTTGGATCTGCTGTAGTTCCCGCAGCCACAACAAAGTCACGCACAACCGTCACGTATTTAGCAGCAGGCGCAGCAGCGTCTAGGTTGTTGAAAGCAGCAGACGATCCAAGAGTAAACCCCTGCAAGATGTCCTTGCCATTCGACATTATCAGCACATTGCCGAATAGAGCATGATCCCAGAAGTCTGTTGTTGTATACGGGCTGACAATCCTAGACCTGTTATCAAGGTTAATTGTCGTGTCATTAAATAAGTACAGCTTTGTTGAACCAGCAGCAAATAAATACTGCGTGCCAGCAAACTTTACAGGTATTGATACGTACAGATTTTGATCTGCTGCGTTACTAATATCTTCTGCTTCTTCCAGCGGAATATAACCAACATTTGTTGGAATGACGTTTTTAGCCTCTGAGAGACTAGAAGCAACCCCAGGTCTGTCAGGCGTCCACTGATCAAACAGAATTTTCATCGCGCAGTCACCGACATCGTTAGCGGAGAAGCACTGAACCCACCCCGATCATCCGACTCACGCAGACCCAACAGGCCACGGTCATACATGCCTTGCGAAGGAACGAGCCGAGG